CTCCTTTTCTAGGATCACAAATGAAGCAACAGTTGGTTATTTTTCTTTTTCGGTTCCTTCTAGAGCTTGCTCTGAAGTCGCCGAAGGTTTCTAATAACCGCATCGTTGCAACGTTCGTGAGTTCTGTTGAGCGTTTCGATCTGATTAAACAGCTCGAGCAGTCGATACTTGCCTATAAGGCTTGGAAAGACTTTCCATCCTATGACTTTAAAACGTCATGGGATGTCCACTCAACAGTACCTAAATCAGGGGAGGATTCCAAGGTCTCAAGTGAGACCACGACTACCAACCGTGAGGTTGCTCGCTAGTCGTTTTGTGCCTCTTCTAGAGGCACGACGCATTTACCAGTCCCTTCGTAGGCTGGGTTCCCAATCTTCACATTCAAAAATAAGAGGATAATATGCCGATCGGATCTCCTGTAACAACGACATACAGCATACCTCGGTCTTATACAAACCGAACTGCTGAGTTCATTGATTACAAGACTTCGGCCGACACATACACTCAAACTTTGACGAATGTTGTCGATAAAAAGCTACTAAAAACTGTTGTCTCTAGGTCTACACGCCCTTGGACGAACGGAAAGCCTTCGCTCTGGACTCCCTATAAAAAGGAAGTTACTGAGTATCTGCTTTACGTTTCGAACAATAGCGTTAGATGGACCCCCGGGACACTCTGGACTGCGGTTAATTACCGTGACAGAGTGCGCGAAGGACACTTCGGGCATTGTTTTTACTTCGAAACTTGGCGACTTCCCAACCCTGGAATCGATCGAACTGTTTTGGACAACAAACTCCTTAACAAGCTCAAATCTGATTTCAACGGTGGGGTTTTCGCTGCAGAGTCGAAGAAGGCCGTGGGAATGATAACCGATAGATTAGTAACTCTCGCCAAAGTTGCGAAGGCTTGTAAAAGTCTCCGCTTCGGCGACGCTGCTAAGGCTCTCGGTTTTCCACCAAAGCGTGTGCTTAGTAAAAGCCAACGTCTTGGAGTGACCTCCGCCAATCAGTCGCCTCGAGAGAGAGCGGCTATGAAAGGCTGGTTGGAACTCCAGTACGGCTGGATGCCCTTGATGAAGGACATTCAATCGGCTATGAAAGAAGCATCACGGAAGGAACCCCGCTACTTTGTAGAGGCAGTTGTTTCCGATAGGTATAAGGGAATTTCACTCGGCCCCACTTTTACTGCTAGCCCCGTCGACGGGTGCCTTCAGAAGATTAAACAATCGACTGAATGGTACGCGTCTGGTAAGCTGAAGTTTGAGTGGAGGCCGAGTAATCCGGCTCTTCGCACTTTGAGCGAATTCGGACTCCTTAATCCTGCTGTGGTGGCATGGGAATTGATACCTTTTAGTTTCGTTGTCGATTGGTTTTTACCGATCGGTGACTTTCTCAACACCCTCGACGCCACTTTTTGCGTTGAGTTTGTTGGGGGCCTTTACATCGAGACTATTAAGGTAACTAACACCCATGAAGCCGTGGTTACTCCCGGCGACCCCTCGAGGGATCAAGTCTTTTCGAAAGGAATTATTTCAGATCGCTACTCTAAAAAAGAGCGGACGGTTCTGACTTCGTTCCCTAGTCCCAGACTCCCCTCGTTCAAAAACCCTGTCAGTACAATGCATTGCGCGAATGCGCTTGCACTTCTGGCAACATCCTTCAGAGGTAGATAGACATGGCAGCTCAAGCCAATTTGACAATCGCGACACGTGGTACCGTTAACGGTGCGGCGACCGCCAGCGTGACTTACAATTCTGTGTATGCTTCGGTGCCTGAAAAGGCAGCTGGCGGCACGGAACTTGTGACTCGCTGGGAGGATCGCACAGCCGCTACGGCCATCGGTTATTCGACCCTAGTGGTTCGGTCGCGTCCAGCTGATGGTAAGGGTCTGCAGCAGAACAAGCTGCGCCTCTCCATCCCCACCCTGGAAGCACCTGCGTCTGGAGGTATTTATACCCCAGTTCCGAAGGTTGCTTACACGTGCGACTTCAAAGGCGATTTCATCCTTCCTTCGCGAGCCACTACGGCCGAGAAATGGGAATGTTACGCCCGTGCTGTCAGCGCGTTGGGCCAGGCCTTCCTCTTGGCTATGGCCAAGGACAACGAGCAAGTGAACTAATCTAACGAAAGGTTCACATGTCTGTTGTTCAAGGCCGTTCCACAAGACGGCTCCAAGCATCAAAGTTTAATAGACTTTGTGTCTGGAGGGCTGCGCTGCTCATCTTGGAACAGTGCGATACAGCAAAAGCACTCTCAATTGCAATTCTCATTCGTGAATCTAATCACTGTGAGAAGGACAAAAGAAAGTGCCAAGAACTGCGTCGTGCTGCTCTTACTGTGAGCCATCACCCTAGCGAGTATTGTGAGCGTTTGGATTTGCCGCTGCTCGAGCGAAAGCTCGAGTTAGCTGACAGATTTCGGCGTACGCATCTCGCCGTCAGTTTTCTTTCAAAGATCTCTGACGATCTTGGGGTAGATAGAAAGTCTGTATCACTACAGAAATTTCTTAGCGCGGAGGAAGAGAATGGGGTCACGAACCGACGGTTACTCCGAACTCGATATTCTTCCGTACAAAGTACCGAAGAAGCTCGCTGGTTTGATCTTATCGATCTTGCCAGAAAAGAAGTTCGAAGTATCCTAGGTCCGTTGGACTTGGAGCGCGTTTTTGCTCTCTGCAATTTCGGTCCTGGCGCTACGCGTCAGGCTCGAAACGGCCCTACACTTCCAGCGAAGATATCCACGGCTGTGGTAACTTCGTCCCATGCCTGGCGACTTCTTTCATCCCTTGTCGGTTCATCACCGATTTGGTTTGAAGCAGTGACTTCGGTTAAGCCCGATGGCCCCTGCTCTTTGATTGGAGTAATCAAAGATGATGTCGATGAACTCATGTTCGTTCCAAAATCTTGGAAGACTGACAGATCCATATGCGTTTCTCACACTTTCAGTGTGTTTGCGCAGAAAGGATTTGGCAAGCTAATAAGACATAAGTTACGTTCACGAGCAGGCATTGACCTAGATGATCAGTCCAGAAATCAGGCCCTCGCAATGAGGGGAAGTTTGGACGGTTCCTTAACCACTATTGATCTGGCTTCCGCCAGTGATACGGTGTCAATTGGTATCGTTCGTTCGCTTTTACCTGACGACTGGTTTGCGGCTCTTAGCTCCCTCCGAAGTGTGTTTACCCGGTTACCTAACGGCGAAGAAATTCTTAACCAGAAATTCTCCGCTATGGGTAACGGCTACACATTCGAGCTTGAGAGTTTAGTCTTCTACTCATTGACGAAGGTTTTCTTCGAAAATCTTGGCTTCACCAAGGAAGATCTTGACAGAGATGTCTCGATCTATGGTGATGACATTATTTGTCCAAACGGACACAATGAGCAGTTTTTCGCATTCTTACGGTTTTGCGGATTCCAGATAAATCAGAACAAAAGTTTTGATTCTGGGCCGTTCCGTGAGTCTTGCGGTAAAGACTACATCTATGGGCACGACGTGCGACCTTTCTTCATAAAAGAAAGGATAGGGTTCCTTGAAGACTTCTTCAAACTCTACAACCAGATACGTGCTTGGCATGGTCGTGGCCGCAGTTGCGGTCACGATAACTTGCTTAATCGCGTTCTTAGTTGCGTATACCATTCTGTTCATGAGAGATTTCGGTTCCGAATCCCGTCGTCCTTTCCAGGCGACGCCGGATTCGTTTCGGAATTCCCCCCGGACCAACATTCCTTCCCCCGAAAGGGAAAAGGATGTTGGGACGGATGGTTCTTCCGGTACCTAAGCTCTCCTGTGTCTACGAGACAGCACGACGATGTGTCAGCGATGGCAGCTAAGCTGCACTCACTGATGAAACGTCCTGCTCTTTCAGACCGTGACATTGCTCTTGAGCAATCCCTCGGTCCGATCGAAGAGTCTCCAGCAGAAGGTAATCTCTTTCCGCGTAGAAGCGGGTTGAGTCGTCGTCAAAGTCGTATAGGATACACTTACGACTGGGCCTAACAGCCTTTTTCCTCCTTTCTATTGGGGGTGGTTGGCAATGCGCCGTAATAGTTATAAG